GCAAATATTGTTGAAACTATATTAGTAGCGGATACATATTTATTGAAAAAACGACTTGGAAATCCTTCGGGATGGGCAGGTACAACTATATTTAATGATTTTGCAAACCAAGTTATGATGCTTATGGTGTGGAAAATTTTGTGCAAAGAGAATGGAAAGATAAGGCGGTCACTTAGTGATTTTACTGAATTTAATTATTTGGCCACCTTTGGAGATGATAATTTTGTGATTCCTGATTTAAATACCCCTTGGTATAATCATAAAAATACATCTGAAGTTTTCTCACGTTATGAGATAAAATATACTATGAGTGATAAACTTGTGGAGTCGAGCTCCTTGAACAAACCATTAGAGGATGGAATTTCGTTTTTAAAAAGACGATTTATACGACGCAATGGTGTGACTATAGCTCCACTAGAAATTTCCTCTATTTTAGAGAGATTTAACTGGTGTTCGAGCGGTCTACTACGTGTTGATGTTTCATCTCACCTAAATGAGTTGTTTATGGATCTTAGTTTGCATGATGAGTATTCATATGAGTTAGTGCGGAAAATTTTCGTAGCTTATTTGTCTGAATACCCTAACTTTACGAAGTATCGACCTATTACCTATGAACGTATGTATAATACATTTTTGGCAAGAAAGTTTGAAACTTCTGGATTTGGATTTGAGGAAAGAGGTTCTGAATCTGTAGCCTTCATTGAAGATGATGACTATAGAATCTGTTTTAGTAATTCTTTTGTGAGTGAAAAGGCAGTTGTGAACCCCAGTATTTACCATATAAATCATAGTTCGTATAAAAATTATGTGGGCTCAGTTATCGAGAACGATATTTCAACTGGATTGAAAATTCGTAAGAATGACAAAAAACAAATTAATGACAAAATGGATTCAATTACAATTATTAATGAAATCGCTGGAGCTTTTGCTTCAAATGTGCTCGAGCATTACAACAATCATGCAAATGAATGTGAATGCGAAGAGTGTTACGGCTGCGAACCGTTACAAAAACAATTTAATGAAAAGGACAAAGGTGATGAAAATATTAACGCTGGTCCTAACCGTGTTGAAATTGCTGATATGGTTAAAACTAGTCTGGCTGCTCCTTCACGAGAGCTCTCAATGATGATGCGAAAACCCCTCGTTCCAGAGGGTGAGCTCACAGAGAGATTTAATTTTGTTCAAACAGTTAATTATAGTGTTACCAATGTGACAGGACAGATTTTATACCAAGTTCCATTGGTACCGAGTTCTTTTCCTGGCACTCATCTGGAGTATCTTAGTAAATTATTTTTATTTTATTCTGGATCCTTTGAGTTTCACTTATCTCTTGTTTCTACAGATTATCATGCTGGTAAACTTATGTTTGTCCATATTCCTGATCCTAACTTTGTTCCTGGTGAATACTCGTTACAGTTTTACTCACAATATGCTATGCAGATTGTTGATGTGAGAGAGAATCAATCCGTGGAGATAGCTATTCCTTATGAATCAACCCAAAAGGCGCTCTTTATGAACTCAACTGTTAGAGAGTTACAAAGCCCAGGTTTTTTCCTAATTATAGTGTATTCCCCATTGAATGCTCC